TAGACGTGGTGCTCTTCCAGCCAGCCGGTCTTTCCGCACAGAAAACAGGTTCCGTACCTCATTCGGCATCACCCTTCTGGACGTTGGGGTTTTCCACATCCAGCAGGATGCCACCGCATTCCAGACACTCTACCACGATCTTCTCCGGCTCCTCATGGTCGCCGACCTGAACCGTGCCGAAGCCGTTGCAGGCGATCTCCTCTGCCAGATGAGGCTCCAGAATGCTGTCATCCACATGGCGGGGGTCTTCTGCGAGGTAGGCAGAACCGAGGGCGATGATGCCGTCTGCGGTCTCCGCATAGCAATGGCCTGCACTCCGGCTCACCGTCATCCGCTCTCCCACAAGGACTTTGAGGATGCCCCACTGGTCCTTGATGCCGCACTTATCGGGGTTGCGCAGGATGTAGCCCTTGTCATCGCTGATGACCGTGTAGTCAACATCCACGATGCCTTCCGGGAGCTGGGGCGGTTCCTGCTCCACAGGGGACGCAGCATTCTGGCGGCTCTGGGCCGTGTCGAAAAGCGAGGTCTGCCCATCGTCGATGTCCTTCATCACATACTCCATCAGCTCCTCATCCCACACCAGCTTGCGGTTGCCGGAGAGGTTGCCGGTCGTTTTGTCCTTGACCTTGATTTCGGTGCTGATCTCGTGGCTGAAGCTGGGCTTCATCACCTGCACGGTGTCCTCCTCCCGCGTTGCATCGAAGTTCCGTTCCGAAGCCGGGGTCAGTGCCACGCTGATTTTGCAGTTGATGGAGGCACTGTCGCTCTGGAGCCTGTCCATCTTCTGAAGCAAGCGCTGGAGGGCGCTGTCGAAGTCCATCTTGAAGGCGTTGAAGGTGTCCGCGCTCAGGGACAGCACATACGTTTTGTCGCTCATAGTCTTTCTCCTTTACTGTTCATACGGTATATCTGAGATTTCAACGATAACACGCGGGGTGTCGGAGTAGAACTTCCGAACCAGTGCGTCTACGATCTGGGCATCATCGCGGTAGGCAATGCCGTTCAAGGCATCGCAGATGATTTTGCCGATGTTGTCGAAATCAGGCTTTCGTGTCGGGCGTATCAGGCGGTCGATCATGGCAAGGTGTTTTTTCTTGCTGGCCGACTTCGGGACGGAGAGGAACGCAAAAATCCTCACACTCAACATGGCGTCATCAGCAAACCGAACCCCGGATTGGATTCTGTACTCGGTCTTTACGAGGTTTTCGTACATAACCGTGTTCTCCGGGGTTCTTGCTGTCGCATGACCGCATACGGTCGAGAATTTCGGGCGTTCCTTACCTCGCGGCTCCCCGTAGATGCAGAATTGCGTCCTCATTCCCCTGCCGCCTGTTTCGGTTTGTCGTTCGGAGCGTACTCCAGATAATATTCGTAGCTTTTCTTGCCCGGCCGGAGCTGCTTGCCCTGCCGGACGGTGTAGTCGTTCTTTACGAGGATGGCAGCTACCGTAAGCCGGTCCTCAACGCTTGCGATGATAACTTTATCCATCGTTGCCCTCCAAAAAGTTCTTCATCTCGTCAAATCTGCGGGCCGCTTCCGCCTTTCTCCACGACCGACCTGTGAACTGCATCGGGTAGCACATTTCAAAGATACGGTCATAGATGCGGGTGTAGCGGATGTCCGCAGATTCTTTCATTTCGGTCATGCTCAGGTTCGTGGTGAGGATGATGGGGAGTTTGGCTCTGTACCGGCTGTCCACAATGTCGTAGACCTTTTCCAGTGCAAAGTCTGTGCTGCGTTCAGCGCCGAGATCATCAATGATGAGCAGCTTTGCCCTGTTCAGCCGGGCGATCAGGGTGCTGTCATCCTCACTGAAGCCCTGCATGGTTTCCAGCAGCTTCACAAACGAGGTCATCACCACCGGGACCCGCAGGCTCAGGAGATGGTTTGCAATGCAGGCCGCTGCGAATGTCTTCCCGGTCCCGACCCCGCCGTAGAACAAAAGCCCCTGATTCTTTGCCAGCATTTCATCGAAGTGCTTCGCATACCGCAGGCAGAGCTTCAGGTTGTAGGCGTTATCCTTAGTCTGCTGGAATCCGTCAAAGCTGATGTCCCGCAGGCGTTCGTCCATGAGGCTTTGCCGCTGAAGCGTTTGCGCCGCCCGCATTTCCCGGTCCTTCATGAGCATCTGCTCTTCCTGCTTCCGCCGTTCTGCCCGGCAGCGGCAGGATACCGGCATCTTGACCCGGACTTTCTTCTTAGGGTCGAACGGAACGGCTTTCAGGTCGGGCATATTGACTTCTACCTGCCGACGGGTGTGGCAGTTCCCGCAGACGAGGAACCCTTCATCGTCGTAGTAATCACCGTTCTCCGGCTGATTTGCCGCCTGCGCCTGACGAACAGCACCTTGCAGCAGGCCGTCAAATTCACCCACTCTGCTCACCCCACTCTCTGAACGGATTGTCTTCATCTGGTGCTGCCTCCCTCATGCTCTGCTGGAGCAGCCCCGGTTTCTTTTCCTTCACACGGTCAACTACCCAGCTCAAAATGGCCCGGTAGTCATCCTTGTACTTCTTGCCCTTCGCCCCCTTGTAGAGATCGAGTTCTACGATGCAGGCGTCCGCAAAGGCTTTGCCGTACAGTTTCACGAGCCTGTCGTAGTTTGCTTCGCTCATCTTCACGAACTCCGCATAGGATTTTTTATCGGGTTTCGGCTTTGCAGGCGGCTTGACTTCTGGTTCCACAGGAGGTTCCATCTGTTCCGGCTCCGGGGTCTTCGGTGTAGGCTTTGCGGCCTCTCGCTCTATCTGACGGGCTTTCCGCTTTCGTTCAGCATCCAGCCTGCGGTTTTTCTGGAGCTTATACCACTGTTCCTGCCATGTGTCCCAGTCATGGATGTAAAAGCCATCGGCCACCACATCAATCCAGCCGGTATCCACAAGGGCTTGCACCACTTTGCCCATGTCGAGCTGGCAGTCCTCGCCGCAGCCGTACAGGTATCGGCTCAGGACTTCGAGGTCTGCATCCTTGACCAGCCCGGTCTCATCGGCGTTCTTCATTCCCCAGAACCACAGGAAGTTCAGGATGCCGAGGGCTTCAAACTTGGAACACCCGATGGCACGGTATAATCTACGGAGCTTCGTACCGTCCACCTCCTGATGTACGCTTATCCACGGCATCCCCTCACCTTCCTTTTCCACCGGTGGCTTTATTCTTCAGCCGCACCGTCATTTTTGGTGCCTTCCTCAGCTTCCAGCTCCGCCTTGTGGGCCGTGCAGATCTCGACCAGCCGCTCGACCACCTTGTTGTAGGTGGACATCTTCATGCCGGTCGTAGAGGTCAGCCCCATCTCCTCGATGATGGACTTGACCACGGCGTTGCCTTTGTCCTTGCCGAAGTTTGCCTGCGCCGCCTTGAAAAGCTGCTGGCGCTGCTCCTGCGAGATGACCGGGTCTTCTTCCTCGGCCGGCTGTTCTTCCGGCTTCTGGTCATTCAGCTCCTTGTAATCCACCGGGATAGCACCAGATGCAATCATCTCATCCTCGGAGTACACACCCTCATAGTCCTTCGGGAAAGCGTCCCTCACGCACTGGCTGACAGCGACCTTGTTGATCATGGTGGCAGGCTTGGAGTTCCAGTTTGCCTTCCCCTTGTTGTACTCGGCAAAGGCAACTTCCTTGAATGCAGTGCGTTCCTTGCCGTTCCGCATGAAGGTAACGCGGCACCAGCCGCCAACCAGAGTTTCACCCGGATAGAGGCAGCATCCCTCTTTCTGGATAATCTCGTTCCCACGCTGTACCGTGATGCCGTCGTTCTTGAACAGGTAGTCCGGGTGGTCAAATGCTCTGCGGAGGTAGGCATCCTTGCCAACGACCATCTGCGCCGGGTCATCCTTGCTGTACTTGATGAGGTAGACCTCGCCCTGAACCAGCGGGTTGAGCTTCTGCTGGCGGCAGGTGCTCATAAAGAACACGATTTCCTGATTGCTTACCAGTTCTGCCCTGCCGCGAACGAGGTACTTCTTCACGAAATCCAAATCCAGCTCAACGTGCGTGCCAAGAACATCGTAGCTGACAACGAGAGCGTTGCTCTCAGCTTTGCTCATAGCAGTAGACATATTCTTTTACCCCCTGAAGCTCATTTTTGCGACCTGACGGTAGGTGATGCCGGGAATTTCGATCTGGCCCTTCGAGGCACGGATGAGGCGCATAACAGCGGCCTGATCGACCGGGCGGAGCTCAATGCCCGCAACCGCCAGCGGGACCGCCTTGGGGTCGATCTCGACGATTTCCCAGTCTTTCGAGGTGCTGATGCCGGAGACCTTCGGGGTGGCTGCGGCAGGCACTACCGCATAGCTTGCAGCATCATCCATGATGGCTGCTTCCTCAAAGGCGGCCTCCGCTCCATCTGCGTCACCAGCGGCTTCCAGCGTAGCCGCTTCCTGAATCTTGCGCTCCCGTTCAGCTTCCGCTGCCCGTCGAGCAGCTTCTTCAGCTTCCCGGCGCTTACGTTCCTGCTCTGCAATGTAGGCGCTCATCACCTGCTTGACCGTCTTCTCGGCGTTGCGCAGCGGGGTCAGCATGGCCTTTTCCCGGTCGCAAACCGCTTTGTGGGCCTGATAGGCGCTGTCTTTCATGGGCTTGAAGAACGTCGTGACCTGCGACGCCTTTTTCTTCAGCATCTTGCCGAACTCACCGGCAAAGGCGTAATCTTCATCGGTCTGAATAACCAGCGACTCCGCCTGAAACTCGATGTCGGTCACGTCACGGGTGAGCTGCTGCTCATCCACGATCTCGGTCTGCGGTACGGTCGCTACCATAGTTTCTTTTTCCATCTGTCGAACCTCCTAAAAATCACTCGTTCATGTAGTTCTTAATTATCATCAAGGACGAAAACACCGACCAGCACTTCCCACTCCGGGGAAAGCGCACTTCCTGATAGCCTTTTTTGGACAGGTGGAGAATCAGCCGGTCATCGACCTTGATGTCGTGGCTCTCCCATGCCCTGTCATAGGCTTCAAGCTGAACAGCGCAGAGCTTGCTGTTCACCTGTGCCGATGTCTTGTAGTCCACCAGCGTCACCCTGCCGTCGATGATGCACAGCAGATCGACCGTGCCTGCATACCGCAGGATTTTGTGGTAGACCTTGGTTTCGGTCGCCAGAACTTCCGGCTTGCGGCTATCCCACCACTCCCGGAAGCCGGCAAAATACCCGGCATACACCGGCGGAATGTCCTCAATGCCGAACTTGGCGTAGTTCTCCACCGCATTGTGGATGGCCGTGCCACGCTTTGCCGCCCGGTTCAGCACCTCCGGGTCCACCGTGCTGTAGAAGTCACTGGACAGCGGCTTCATCAGGGTGGTCACGCTGGGTACTTCCAGCCCGTTCAGGTAGTAGAGATGCCGTTCTTCCTCAAATGTCAATTCCGGGAACTGCGGAATTTCGGGCTTCACGCATTCGTTGCTCACGTTGCTTTTCTCCCTTCAGGTTGATTGCTAACCGCATATAGTAGTCGGTCAGCTCGGTTTCGTACAGAAGCGGAAGGTAGCTCTCCGGCTGCTCTGCCAGCTCACATTTGCGCCGGGCATACCAGAGAACGCTGGTGGCGACCACATCCGGGATTTTGAACCCCAGCGAGCTTTCCGCTGCCTCCCGCGCTTCCGTCAGCTTATCGGCGCTCATGCCTTGTCCACGACCCTGCGGCGGATTTCTTCGAGCAACGTATCGGTCGGAACCTCGCTCAAGTCGGGCTTGTCCGCAGAGTCAAGCAAGAGGTCAGAGGGGATTTTCAAAGCGGGGCGGATGCCGCTCGAGTTGGAGCAGTAGCGGCCGTACCAGTCGCCATTGGAGCCGACGCACAGGGCGAGATCACCGTCCGACTTGCTGGGACCGCTCCAACCGGTCGCCAGCCAGCACCACCGCTCCGCATTGGGGATGATGTCAGCGTACTCGCGAGCTTCATCCAGCGTAAGCGGCGCAGCCTTCACCGACAACTTCCCATAGCAGCCGGAACCGTCCAGCGTGGTCAGGTCGATCTCGCGGGGGATGAGCTTGGCGTTGTCGAGGCCCCTCTTGCCCATGTCCTCCAACCACTTGTCCACGGCCTTCTTCAGGTCGCTCTCTGCGTAGTTGTTGAAGCTGCCAAATTCAGAAGCACCAACCGATTCCAGCGCCAGCAGGAACAGGCTGTCCGGCAGGCTACCACGACGCTCAACATCCAGCACCACAAATCTGGTTCCAGCCAGCGTAACGATGTCACCCGGCTCGTGCAATACTGCGTACTTTTTCATGTTTCGTTCCATCCTTTCTTACCGGCGATGCAAACACGCCGATATTCAATCCGCCGATTTTCTTCATGGCTTCGTCGAGTTCTCTTGCGGTTGTGATGCCATATTCTTCGGCCAGCAACTTCTTCAGCGTTTGGATGTCAGCCATCGTCTACGCCTCCGTTCAGGAGCTTGGAGCCAATGAGCTTCAGCTCCCGCGCCGCCCGAATCAGTCCGTCGAGGTAGTCGAGGATTTCGGTCAGGTCTGCCCACTCATCCTTGGAGATGATGCCATCTGCCGTGATGTCGATGAGCTTTTCCTTGACCTGCTCGATGTCACCCTGCCGGAGCTGCTTCAGCAGCTTCATGGTCGTACGCTCTACCGAGGCAATTTCAGGGGACGGCATTTCGAGGCTCTTTCCGATAAGGCATTCCGACGAACAATACCACGCCATCAGCTCCGGTGCATTGTAGATGTCTGCCATCAGCACCACCTTATCCACCGGGATGACCTTCGTATTGCCCAGCTCGTAATCCGCAAGGCTCGAAACCGAGATTCCGAGCAGTTCCGCAGCGCCTTCACGGCTACCGAGCTTATCGTTGTACTTTGCGGCCTCTTTCCTACACCGGAAGCACTGGTTTTCACAGGCTTTTGCGGCATCGCGTCCCATTTTCTTTGCCCCCTTGATGCGTTATACTTTAGACATCAGCAAACCGCCATGCGTATACTTACCCTTTCGGTAAGTTGTCGTCGAAAAAAATAGCGTTGACCTGATCGCTGGTCAGGTCAAGCGCTTTGGCGACAATGCTCATTTCCTCATTGGAGAACTCGACTTCTCCGCGCTCCTTCTTGGAGTAGGTAACAAGCGATTTGCCGATCAATTCGGCCATGTTCTTCTGGGTCTTTCCCTTCTCGACCCGGATGCCCTTGAGCTTGGAGCTATTCATCTGCTCACCCCCTTTCTGTGTCTTCATTATAGCTTACCAATATGGTATATGTCAATCTTAAAATGATAATTTTGGTAAGTTTTGTTTACTCTTTGACAAGTATGTTATAAACTTGGTAAGTAAGCTACATTGGGAGGTATCACTATGTACAGCAAAGCCATGTTCGCCAAACAGTTCAAAGAACTCATCGACAAGCGCGGCCTCACGCAGCGTGCTGTCGCAGAACGTATCAACACGACGGAGACTACCATCTCACGTTATGTTTCCGGCGATAGGACGCCGAACATCGAGACCGCTGTGGAGCTGGCCTCTGTGCTGGGCGTGACGCTGGACGTTTTGGTCGGTGCCGATCTGCCCGCTGCAGGCCG